GTCACGGGTAACCCGATCTCAGCCTTCGGAGCTGCGACGGGCACCGTGAACATGGACTCGAACTTCCTGACGAACGTGCCGGATCCGACTGCGGCACAGCACGCTGCGACGAAGGCATACGTCGATGCCAGCACGCAGTCGGCCATGAAGGGCACGCTGATCACTGACACGACGCTGGCGTCAGCAGCCGGCACGTTTACTGTCGAGGGCTGGTTCGACGACAGCAAGTACCTCTACTACGAGGTGTACTGCTACAACTTCCGCGTCTCGGATAACGGCGCTGCGGTTGGCCTTCGATTGAAGAACTCTGGTGGCAGCTACCCGAACAGCCTCAACAGCTACACGGTGCTGGGGATGGCGAGCACGCAAACAAATGAGAGGAACGCCCTAGCGACACCCGCTCTCAGCAACACGACCTCCACTGGTCAAGGGTATGCCAACTTCGTGCTACGGCTGCCCGACAACAACTCTGCGGTGGCTTCGTACAAGACTGTCCAGTCCGTGGGCACGAGCTTCAACACTATGAGTTCCGTTGGAGCGCTGTCTTCGGACGGTTCGGGATCTTGGAACCTTGTGAACCGGATGGAGAGCACCAGCACGATTCAGGGGCTGCGCTTCATCTGCATCGATTCGATCAGCGACACCAGTGCTTCCGGCAGCATCCGCGCCGGTGCCCGTGTTCTTGTCTACGGCTACGAGGGCCTCTCCTGATGGTTACGAAGATGCGAGTGGCTGGGGTCGAGTTCCCTGGCATGTTGGTCCCGATCGGTGCCATCCTGGCCTACAGCGGCGCCTCTGCGCCTTCTGGCTGGGTGCTGTGTGACGGGGCCGCGATCAGCCGAACGACCTACGCCACGTTGTTCGCCAACATCGGCACCAACTTCGGCGCAGGTGACGGCTCAACGACCTTCAACGTGCCCGACCTTCGTGGGCGCGTACTGGTGGGCAAGGACGACATGGGTGGAGCTGCTGCTTCGCGTGTCACCACTGGAGGCGAAGGTCTCGATGGTGCCAGCCTTGCGGCTGTGGGCCAGAGGATCGTCGAGTCCGACGCCACCAAGGATCACGGCGTGGTCTTCAACTTCATCATCCGCGCGACCTCGACCGACTGATGACGACACAGGACGACCTCTTGCTCGCCATAGGGCGCCTCGAGGGAAAGGTGGACAGCATCCTCGCGACCATGCGGGTCCACCAGGATCAGCTCGACAAGCTAGACAGGCGAGTGCGCTCGCTGGAGGGCGGTCGAGCTTGGGCGATGGGCATGGCTGCGGCCGTGTCCGTCATCACCACCTTCGGCATCAAACTCTTCAGCATGTGACATGGCTCTCGTAACAGGCAACATCACCGCCGTCAGGGGTCTAACGACAGACACCGCCGGTCCCCCTATCATCGCGCAACGCAAGCGTGACGAGACTGGAGCCATGCAAGCCAAGTGCATTACCGGCTCAGGCACGGTCGCACTCCAAGGGCGTCTGTCGGACCAGTTCAGCTTCATGGACCTGACCGATGGTGGCGCAGAGTTCGTGATGACCGCAGGAGACGAGAAGATCTTCGCGGACCTCCCGATCCTACCCCAGGTGCGCGCGCGGATCACAAGCGTGGACCCCAGCGGCCTGGGCACCGGCTTCTACATCTACGTCATGCAGTGAACCATGAGCAAAGTCCACATCCTCCTAGATACGACGACCGCGACCGGCGATGTGACCGGGACGCAGGTCAACTGCCAGCACCTCTACGACGAGGCCGGCGCGGTCCAGTACCGAATCACGGCTGGATCCTGCACCGAGATCGAGCTCCAGGGTCGCCTGCACCCGGACCTCGAGTTCGTCGAGATCGCCACCTCTGGCGCCCTCAACTCCTCTGGCACCGCTGAGGTGCTTCAGACCGGGGTCGCCGTCATGCCGCAGATGCGAGCTGTGCTGAAAGGCGGCTCAGGCGCATCGGTCATCGTGGGCTTCATGGAGTGAACCATGGCTAAACCTGGCTTGTACGAGAACATCGCCCGAAAGAGGAAGCGCATCGCAGCCGGCAGCGGCGAGCGCATGCGGAAACCCGGTGCCCCTGGCGCCCCTACTGACAAAGCCTTCCGTGACTCGGAGAAGACCGTGAAGAAGAAGCGCAAGAAGAAGAAGGGCAAGAAGTCCGCCATGAAGCGTCGGGGCCTTGCCATCGCCAACGAGCAGATGCGCCGAGGCCGCACCGGGTACTGATGGACCTCAACAAGATCCTCGAGTCCCTGCACGGGGCTCTTGCACAAGACCTCTTGGAGAAGGTCCAGAGCGGCGAGGCGACCGCTGCTGACCTCTCGGTGGCGCGTCAGTTCCTGAAGGACAACGGCATCGACAGCCTGGCCTTCGCTGACGCCCCCATCACCAACCTCGCCGCTGTCCTCCCGTTCGAAACCCCCGATGAGCCTGTGGCTCAGGCTGAGTAGTAATGCCCCGAGGCGTACCCTCCCGACCCCTCACCAAGACGCCCAGCGTCTCCAAGACGACCCGTGATGATCAGAAGAGCCGGCGCTCCCGTGCGCGTGCAGCGAGCACCAGAGCCCGCCGGCCCTCGACGAAGCCCAAGCGTGGCAAGCGATCTGAGCTGAAGATCAAGATCAAAGAGATCAAGTGACCCAGGTAGACCAGCGCCTCCACGGTCCTTCGGGGTTCAAGAACTTCCTGTACCTCGCCTGGGCGGCGCTGGGGCTGCCGGAGCCCACCAAGGTCCAATACGACATCGCGGAGTACCTCGCCGGCGGACCTCGGCGCACCGTGATCCAGGCGTTCCGTGGGGTGGGCAAGAGCTACATCACGAGCGCCTATGTGGTCTGGCGGCTGCTGCTGGACCCTTCGCTGAACTTCCTCGTCATCAGCGCGAGCAAGAACCGCTCTGACGACTTCAGCACCTTCACACTCAGGCTCATCGAGGAGATGGGTGTCCTGACGGCGCACATGCGCCCCAGGGAGAACCAGAGGAACTCGAAGGTGGCTTTCGACGTTGGCCCCGCTCCTCCGTCCCACAGCCCCTCGGTGACCTCCAAGGGCGTCTACAGCAGCATCACCGGAGCTCGAGCCTCGGAGATCATCTGCGACGACGTGGCCTCCTGGGCCAACAGCCAAACCCAGATGATGAGGGACAAGCTGGCGGCTGCCACGCAGGAGTACGAGGCGATCCTGAAGCCGGGCGGGCGGATCATCTACCTCGGCACCCCACAGACGGAGCAGGACATCCTGCGCGAGCTGCCGGCCCGTGGATTCGAGACTCGCATCTGGCCCGCTAGGATCCCCTCTGAGCGACAGAAGGTCGGATACGGGCAAATGCTCGCGCCGATGATAAAGTCCAGCACAGAGCCTCCTGGGGCCCCCACAGACCCTGCTAGGTTCGACAGCGAGGATCTGATGGAGCGGGAGCTCGCCTACGGGCGCTCCATGTTCAACCTCCAGTTCATGCTCGACCAGAGCATGTCGGACATGGACCGCTACCCGCTGCGGATCAACGACCTCCAGGTGGCCGACCTCGACAGCGACAAGTGCTTCGAGAAGTACATCTGGTGCAACGACCCGGACAAGGTCATCAACGACCTGCCCTGCGTCGGCTTCAACGGCGACCGCTACCACAGGCCCATGGCCACCGATGGCGAACTGGTGCCCTACGAGACCAAGGTCATGGCCGTGGACCCGTCAGGCAAAGGCTCCGACGAGACCGCAGTGGCCGTCACGGCCTCCTATGCGGGACAGGCGTTCGTCCTGTGCTGCAAGGGCATCAAAGGTGGCTTCGGTGACGAGGTGCTCGAAGAGATCGCCCGCACAGCCAAGCAGTACAAGGTCAACCGGATCATCGTCGAGGAGAACCTCGGCCAGGGCATGTTCAAAAGCCTCCTCCAGCCCGTGCTGGCCAAGGTGGGCTACCCCTGCTCAGTGGATCTGGTGCGGCACCACATCCAGAAAGAGCGCCGCATCTGCGACACGATCGAGCCCCTGAGCTCCTCCCGCCGGCTGCTGATCGACAGGTCAGTCATCCAGAACGACTACGACAGCGT